CATAGCCCGTAACATCATCCTCGTATGCCTCAAATGTATTTGTCCTGGTCTTTTGCAGGTCCGGCAAATGATAGACGCCTGCTATTTCCCTGAGCGCCCTGTTCATATCCTTCAAGATCACGCTATCAAGGAAACCCTTGTCTGGATAGATGCTCCTGATATTGGCGTTGATACTGTCTATTATCTCCGCTACAGTCATAATCTCTTACCTCTCTATGGAGTTACCGGGCATTCCGTGTCGGGAAACAAATTGTTATGCTTTGCAATGATCGCGTCCTTCGCCGCCGATGGCATGGCTTTGATTTGTTCAGCGTTATCGCTTATCCACTTAACAAACCTGTCTTTCCCCAGGGGCATAAATTTACGGGTGATTAACCCGATAGCAATTTCCGGGGTCTGCTCTGGATTGCCAGGATCATTAAGAGCTGTTTCTTCTTTCTTTGCTTTTGTCTCTGCCTCTTGTTTGACCTGTATCCTCAGCCTCGGATCATAAATCTGATAAAACCCCGTTGATAACAGGTGCGCTCGATGTTCATCTGCATTGACATCACACACCCTTGCCCCGGTGCCATCATCCTCAAACTTGTACGTCCGCCCATTATAATTGACTTGCGTGGGCCCTTCTCTTTCAATTAGACATTCGACTAACATATATTTTATCCTCCTCGATCATTAGGTAAAGCAGGGCGAGGGTGAGGCAACCCCCACCCTGCCATCCGGTAATTAGCCGGACTGTGTTTATAAATTAAAGACCATACTCGGAAGCCCTATACAGCAAGTTTCCGTACACGGTACCCACTTTCGGGTCAGTGGCCGCCGTCACTACCTTGGCTGCAATAACCCTATCGTCATCATTATCCACGTCTATGCTGTCCAGGAAGGAAATGAGGTCTGCCCTTGCAACACCCCCAGCCTGTGCCACGGTTTCCGCGGTCATAAAGTTGGAGTTTGCGACGATATCATCTTCGTCGTCGTTGAGGATGCCTACCGTCAGGGTGATAGCCGGAGTTGCGCTTGAATCCTCCAGATCAGCCGTCGCCAGCATAAAGTCCACCGGCATGCAGCCGGCCGGAAGGATCGCCAGACCTATAAGATCGTCTGCCGCCAATAAAGCGGAGACTTCATACTGTCCCGCACTCACATAGACCTCACCCGCGGAGTGTGGAGATGCGGGCGGCCTGCCTGATTTTACGTTTTCGCTTTCTTTGTAACTCATGCTCTTGTCCTCCTTATCTATTTTTTGTTGTGCCCGCTCTCACTTAGGGTTTCGTGGCCGCTGTGTCGATTGCCATAATCCCGTAATCGAGACCGTTAAAAGTGACCTTCTTCATGCCAAGGATAGACGACGTGCTGATGATAAGCTGGTTGCCGTTATCCCTGGTCTCTTCGTGCCAACCGAACCGGAGTCCGGTACCAGGTGAACCAAACGCTACCACCATGGCCTGCTCACCGAGGAACAGCGAACGAGTGGCTTCTACAGCTCCACCAGCACCATAATCGGTAAACCGGATGCAGGCCTTGTGCTGCTGAAGGACTACGCCGTTGTGCATACCGAGGGATCCGGTGAATATCGGGCTTTTGCGACCTTCCGCAGCCGCAGCCGCTTTCTGCATAGCCAGCCAGCCGGTAGATCCGGTATCCTGCCGCAGCTCATAGACCTGATACCCGTCACCGACCCAAACGTAATGCTCTTCGCCATTGATCTTGATCGGCTGGATCTGCGGTATCACCTGCGTGCCACCACCCATCATCTGAGCATAAGCAACCGCTTTGTCGATCAGGCTGACGGTCATCTTGTTGGTCGCTTCCACGTCCCTCTTGGCCGTACCATTCGCAAAAATGATATGGTTGCTGTCCGGGGAGGTGAACGAGTTTCCGGCAAATCCGGTATAGGATGTGGGGTATACATACTCCGTGTTGGTTCCACGGGCGCCTGACGCATACATGAAGCACAGCTCGTCGAATACCCGTGCCCACCACTCAGACTGACGCTTTCGGGCGACATCTCTGAGTTTGTGAATGGTTCTTTTCCGGGTCATTTTACCGCCGGAGTTGACACCGCCCCTCATCTGATCGATGTAGACGGAATCGCTGTAGAACTGGAGTGCTTCTTCCTTGTTCTCAAGGATGGCGTCTCCTTCTACCGGTTGCATGGTAAGCTGCATGGACAGGTCGAACGAGATGTTCTCGCCTGCGTCGCTTTCCAACTCTGTTAATCTCTGAAGGGGCATGGATGCGGCTTCACCGTCACCCATTAACTTTCTTCCCCAATAACTCTTGCGCGGCGTATCGACAGCCAGGAACGCTGAATATTTTTTGACCGCCTTTGCATCGCCAACACCAATAATAGTTTGACTCATGATTCCTTCCTCCTTCTTGGTTTTTTTGTTACTCCTGTTATGTCCTCTTTCCGGCTGTCGATTTGAACCAGTTGGCTATAATTGAACCATTGGACATTAAAAAAGGCCACTGCCGGGGATTAACCCGATAATGGCCTTTGCTCTCGTATGTTGATTGAGAATTAAGCTATATGTATGTACTTCTTATTTCTTTAGCAGTCCCTCCAGCTTCTTCTTTCCTGCTGTTATCAATTTAAGGGCTTCAATGATCTCCTTATCCCTGGACTCTTCCGGCGTTTCGTGTCTTACAATTAGTCCACCTGAGCTGCATTGTCCCAAGCCAACCGTAAGAGTGGAAACTTCACAGCATTTCTGATGAGTCACTTGTTCTTCCCTTTCCTTGTCTGCTTAGGCTTCGCACAGCCTCCCCGGCCTGCGTTCTGACCGGTGCCACCACCCGTTCCATTCCTTACTGGTTTTCCTTTTTTAGCCATTTGCCTTCTCCTTCATAAGTTTAATTATCTTACCCCACCATCCGCCTATCTCTTCTTTGAAAAGAGAGCCCCAATACACCACACACCTATCGCCTTTTGCGACCTTAAAGTATTGTGGACTATGCCCTCCGGCTTCAGACGCTTCAATCTGGTCTGCAAGCAGCCGAAGGCTTTCTACCTGAACAGGCCACCACTTCTCGTCGTTAACCTCGTCATTCTCTATTATTATAACCATTTTTCTTGCAACCTTAGCCATTGCGTGTCTCCTCCCCACATCCCGCAGAGCACTCGAACTGACCGGCAGCCGTGGCGGTGGTATTTTGTCTTTAATGTCGTGGCCTCCATACAGACCTGGCCAAGCCTCAGAATGTAAATGGTAGGCCTTTATGGACCTGGAGGGATTGGAAATAAGATATCCGGCCCTCATGATCTCGTAAGCGATTCTTCCGTCGCAGCCAAGATGCCCCAGCTCAAAGTCGCTATAAATACCTTGCGGCACACCCTTGAAGATCCAGGCGTCCTGACTCCACGAATGTTTCAGGAATACAGGGCCATTGGGTGTGATGTCCCATCGGGTAAGTACATAACTCTCAGCCGCTTTCATCCTTGCCAGGCACTCCAAACTCTCGTCAAAGAAGATGTCGGAATTTGCAAGTATGTTTATATCATCCGGGTATTGCTCCATAAGCTTAAACCCGTCGTTATATCTGATCCTGGCCCCGATATACTCTCTCTCTATCTTCGGGTGAAGCGGGTGTGTCGGTATCTCAGCGCAATCGACGATCAAGTGGACTGCACTGATAAGGGGATTTGCAAGATTGTGCGCCAGACAAATAAGATTGTCGTTATCCCTTACGTCAGATCCCGTGCTGTACCAGCTTGTGAATAGCCGTATTCCCATCTAATCATCCTCCGAATAAATATACATGCCCCATTCCTCAAATCAGGGAAGTCGTGTAGCAACTCCCAGTTTGGATCTTTCACCAATTCGTGAAACACTTGATTGGTCTTAAAGTCCTTATGGTAGTCGTCCAGGAAGAAGCACTTGACCCTGGGCTCCAGCAGATTAAACTCGCTGTATCCGGTAAAGGAGCCGCCGTCTATCAGGACAGAATCAAATCTGCCCCTGTAGACCTCCAGAAACCCTTGCTTAAACCTGCCAATGCTTTTCTGGTCAGACTGATACCATTCATAAACCAGCTCCCGGGGGAAACACTGCTTGTCTATCTTATTGTAAGGTGACTCCCACACATCGGCGTCAAAGTCCTTCACAAGCCACTGGGCGTTACTAATGCTGCTCATCCCCACCGGTACTGCAAAGTCATGCTCTTTCACCCTTTCGCACAGCGCCTTGAGCCTGTCGTCGTTGGTCTCAAGACAGTAGAGTACCCGTGGATCTTTGAGCCGGATCATCCCCTCAATAAAGCACTGAGTAGAACCGGACCCGTCCCAGGCGCCTATCTCCAGATTGACCCTGAAGTTATATCGTTCCACCGTCTCGGCTATTGCTCGTCCGAACGGATCTTTTAGAGTTATCTCACCCATTTGACTTCATCCTGTAAATCATTGTCTTTGTTTGGCCCCAGTGGCCCTCGATGAGCCTGCTTATCGGCTGGGGGAACTCCGTCTCTGCCTGTAGGTCTCTCCAATGCTGCAATATATTCTCATGGCCGGTGTACCAATCGTTCTTGAACTGGACATCCTTCTCATAATAATAGGCGTAATGCTCAAACCTCTGGAAGAGCAGGATTGTCTTCCCGTTGCCATCTTGCAGCTCAGGTGGTTCGTGAGAGAAAAAGGTGTCTTTTCTCCAGTCCCAAAGCCTGCGGATCGGGTGTGCAAGCCCTTCTCCCCATTCTCCGACGGCCATCAAATCTTTTCCCACATAGCAGTTACAGAGAAACGTCCCTGTCTTCGCGCCCTGTGCTACCAGCTCCTTTTCGGCCGCCTCAATCTCCGCCCTGGTCCATTGCTCGTCTGCGTCAACCTCCCATACGAAGGCATGGTCCGTGAGACTGTTGATCACAGCAGCGGCCGCATTCACCATCTTGGTCTTTGACTGCCACGGTCCAGAAGGCAAAATATGTATGAGGTTCTTATGCCTGGCTTTCAGCTCTTGCAGGTACTCTGTTGTGCCATCGATCGAGCTTCCGTCTTCATTGCTATAGTGCGCTGGCACTCCGGTCTTGCACCAGCTTGTATCTCCGTTGCTCTGGCTCGCCCCTTCCACGACAACCCAATAGTCAAAAGTGTCCAGAAGGAACTCGGCATAGTTGTTATGCTTCAGGTGGTGTAACCCGTTTAATATTATGGTGAAAGCGATCCTCATGCTCTCGACCTCCATATATTCCAGTTGTTGGCCAGGATGGTCTTATTCCAACCTCGATCCCGAGACTTGTCGTAATAGTGTTTACGCTTCCCGGCGCATTGCGGGATAACCTCGACAAAATTGCACAACGCGCTGTCTATACATCGGACCTCAAAGGCCTCCAAAACAACCTTATACCAATCGAATACGTTATAATCCTCGATGGGCTCAAAGATTACCCTGGGCAAGTTCGGCATATTGGAGGTCTCTGGATTTATAGGAATGTTGACCCTCGTACCAGACTGCTCATGACACAGGATATAATCGGCGCCATGTTTGGCTACGATCATTTTATAGAGCGCGTCCTCTCGTTTCTCGTTTCGCTCCCACCTGATCTGCCATCTTTCATACACTGGGATACCAGCCAGATAGTATTTGGCGTTAATAAAGCTCTGCCACCGGGAGCGAGTCTCCGTCCACCATTCGTCAACACTGGTGCCCCTGATAATTCCAAAGCTGAGGTCGATGACCTGGTCATATACGCCTTGATGGCTCTCAACCGGGGTACAATA